CGGCGAAAAGATTTGCCGGTCGCATTATTGGTTTGGTGTCCACTTAGGTAAGCGGTGAGTGGGTGATAACAGGCCATGTGAGGTGGCTCCTTGTTCGTTAAAGTCTAATTCCACCCCTCATAGGGTTGGTTTTAAGGTTTGCATACGCCGTTTTTCCGGCGTTTTTACGGAAAGTCCTAGCGGACTTTGATTTATTGACTTTTTTTCTCATCATTTTCATTTTTTATGTCCTTGGTTATCGTGTTTTTTAGGTGATTGGTGTCACCTAGCACAGTTACATCAAGTAGAGTAACTGTGCTGCCCTCATTCTGAGGGCTCGGTGACTGATTTTTCGGCTGCTTTCGCAGGCTCGTTATTAGCTGTAGAGCTAATAGGATTTACAAGTCCGAGCTTTTCAGCTTCGGCTTGATTGTTTGGGTTGTCCAAGAATTGGACTAGGTTTGCAGGGTCATTAGCAAACCGATTGCGAATATTCGCCGGCAAGGCGGCAAATTCGCTGTCTGCGGCGATTAAAGCGTTCATTGCAGTATGGTAGTCATGAACGCCTGAAAAGTCGCCGTAGGTACCGCTAATCGCGTTTACGGGGATTTGTCCAGTTTTGCCAAATCGATCGAGAATGACATTAATGTCACACTCGTCTTTATGGTGCTGCTGCGCCCGGGTGGGTTCCTCACAAACCAGCCCGGACGCATTAGAGGCAGCGTTGTGATCGTAGTTGTATTGCGTTCTTAAAAATACAGTTGCATTTTTCATTTCATTTTTCCAAATGGTGTGGTTGCAGAAGGATATTTATGCCATTTATCCCAAGCATTTTGGGCACCGCCCTTAATGTCTTGATAAATTGGCTTAGCGCTTGATGGTGCGCTTCCAGACTTAGCTAGTCTGGTTAATTCGTTGGTATAACGAGTTTGCGCAGCTTGTTGTGCGCTATTAGTTACGGCCTGATCGGCACGGTTTTGTATATCACGCAACAGTGTGTCCTGCATATTGCCGTATTTACCGGTTGCTTTATTTTTATTAATTTTATCGATGGTGTCCGCATCGATATTCGCAGTTGTAGACCTGCTTTGTTGCGCCTGAGCGCCGGTAGCGTCGGCTTGTTCTTGTGTAAGCACGTTTTGTGTTTGTAGCTGCTTGAAATTGGCTACCGCCATTGCAGCTTCACGTGCTGAATTTCCGGCTTCGCCGAGTGGGTTTCCCATTTGTGCGGTTGCACCTTGAGGGGTGCCCGCTCCGCCTTGTGAATAGGCAAGCATGGGATTAAGGCCGGCAGCTTTTAAGTCTGCGACGGCCGTTTGATATTGAGTGGCTCTCATGCGTTCTTGAAAACGCATTTGCTCCGCAGCCATTTGAGCGTTGGCTTCGTTTTGTTTTTTTCCGCCAAATAAACTGGCGGCCGCACCGATACCAGCTCCAATTACGGATCCCCAAGGACCGAAAGAAGAGCCGGCAGCAGCGCCGGTTGCGGTAGATTCTAACATTAGAAGTGATCGATTAAGCCAGGTACGCTGTACATTGGCATTGGTCGAGCCATTTTGACATCAAAGAACGAGTCAAATAGGAATTGTTGTCCATTAGCTTCGCTGCCTACAGCAAGTGCGCGATCTAATGGTGGTGTGTCTTGAATGAATGTAGCATTCAAGGTTGGTAATGTATTAAATTTCTGGGCTAAATGCCAGCCGTCAAGAGTTCCGGCGGCAGTTGATTTAAATAAGCCTGAAATTTGGCTTGGTTTATAGCGATACTCTGCCCAACGTTCTTGATAGCCAAAGACATCATCGTCAATGGCTTCGCCCTGTACGTAGATTTCTTTATTTAGGACGGCCTGCTCTCCTAAATGCGCAAAGGCAGGGAAATAGAAGTCATATCGCGTTGAGCGGCTCCACATACGTGGTAAGCCTTGTTGATAAGTAAGGTCTGCACGGACGGACACAAGTCCGATAATTACACCGTGCTCAGTAAACGATTGAGTAAATCCATGATTATGAGCCAAGGCAGTACCCATAGCAGCAAGTGTACCCATAGGGGTAGACGATCCAGTAACTGTCGAACTACTTGTCTGAGCAATGGGATTGATATTGATGTCAGTTGATCCACCGCCGAGATATTCCGGACGTTGGAGACGAGCATCAGGAGAAATAACGCCAAAGTGAGCACGAATAATTTCAGTGTATCGAGTACCACCTCGTGCGTCACGCTCCAGCAATTTTTGTATTTGAAATGCTTGGCGTAATTGATTGATTGTTGCAGCAGTTGCTTCTGAGAGGTCTGCATATAGTCCTGAAGTTCCTGAAGTTACGACGCCTACGGCTTTTTGGTCGGCTAATGGTGATCCGGTTCCAGTTGTACCGATATTTTGATTATATGCGCCTGTTAATGCGCCTAAATCATAGGCTCCTGTACCACGGGTTCCTACAATTGTAGTTCCGTCGGTTAAGCCTAATGCTTTTCCTGTACCAAATACAGGTGCAGAAGAACCTAATGGCAACGAAACGCTTTCGCCTTTCTGTGGCCAAGGTAATGCTGATGTAAAGTAGTCGTGGCGTTTGCCGCGACGTTGAAGTGTATAGTCTGCTGGACTGTCGGGACCATCGTCCCGATCTACTGGTAATGAGTCCTGCAGGTTTTGATCTCGGAACCATTCGTTCCAGATTAAGTTGTATGCTCGTGGCCAGAACGAGCAATGGGTCACTTTAGCAGTGCCCGGAATTTGTCCTACCGTTGGTAAGCCCATGTAGTCCTGTAGACTATTTACGGCGTAACCGCCATCAGGGCTAGTAGTTGTAGGAACAATATAAGATATAGAATCGCCCGGATCATTTTGTTCTCCCATAAATTTTTGCCAGTTATCCCATAACAGGCGGTTAGGAACAAAGAAGAAGAAGCTATCCAGCTTCATGTTATCCATGATCGGGTAGATTGGTGTAGCCATTCGTGCGAAGGCTGTCATTTTGAAGTTGAACGTGTCCCCCGGGAGCACTTCGTTCACGTATACGGGAACAAGATAGCCCGAATCGAGTGTAGTTTTATGTGCGCTTTGTACGTCAAATTTTGAACGAGGTATATCAGCGCGTGGCACCATTGCAAATTGGTGTGTATTTACTGAGCGATTACGGTGCATTTCTGTCCTTGGAAGTGTCCTCTGGAAGAAGGTCAGCCTTACGGCTGGCTCTTCCACGAGGTGGGTTTAGTTAGGAAATTTTAACTTGTTTACCTAACGATAATAGTTTTGGTTGTTCATGTAAAGCGAATAATCCACTGTTATCGTCGAACTCGCCCAATTCGTAAAGGTCGAAGTCGTCGGGGTGGTTGAAAAGCTGATTATCAGCATTATTACGGTTGATTTCATCTGAGAAAGAACGGATGGCTACGCCAGCTGAGGGTACGAACATCGGACGGCCATATGCGTCTGCGGCTCGATCTTTAACGGTACATATGATTTGTTTCATGAGGTTTTTTCCTTAAGTGAGTTTTCGTTTAAGTTTTTGAAGTTTAGCTTTTGTTACCGTTTCTTTGACGAGCAGGCGTTCATAGCTATGTTCTTCAGGTCGTAGTTTAGCTTGTTTTTCTCGGTTGTAAAGTATTTGATCGTATTCATAAGGGTTTTCCTTAGAATAAAGTTGATCGTAGTACTTAGGTGGTTTAATTTTTTGACCACGTACTTCTACGTAGTCATGGGGATAGACGTCGTTTTTATATTTTTTGTACCAATCTGCGCCTATACCGGGCTTTAAACTCATTTTGTTGTATTCAGGTTGTAATTTTATGAGTTCGCCTGATGTTAGGTCGCAATAGGTGTAATGATTTGGATCTACGTCTTTCCCTGTTTGTTTTTGCATAATGTAGCGAGCAACATATGCAGCTGATTCGAATGTAACGTCTCCAATGGTGGAATAACCATATGGCCAGAGCTTTTCAAGCTCTTGGGATCGATATAAGAGAGAACCAGCGGAAGTCCTCGAGAATAGTTTCTTATCATGAAAATCGTATCCGAAGATACAGGCGTGGAAGTGAGGTCGGCCACGTGTTGAGCCGTACTCTCCAGCCATGTAGTAACGAATTTTGATATGTGGATTGGCTTTCCGCAATCGTTTGAAAAAGAGTTGGAATTCTCTATGGTCGAGACTAAGGTCTTGTGGTAGGTGTTCATCGTCATAAGTGAGGGTTATAAAACAATTGTTTTGATGAAGTTGCGCTTCATGAATGCAGCGCATTGCCCACTGACGTGAGCGTTCTAGCCTGCAGCCAACACATTGGCCGCAGGGCAGGGAAATCTGACGATCATGCTCGTCAGTTTCCTTAAATGAGACACGGCGAAAAGATTTGCCGGTCGCATTATTGGTTTGGTGTCCACTTAGGTAAGCGGTGAGTGGGTGATAACAGGCCATGTGAGGTGGCTCCTTGTTCGTTAAAGTCTAATTCCACCCCTCAT